CGCGGGCCCCGTGCGGATGGCCAGGATGGCGCCCCAGTTTTCCTTATCAGCCAGGAAGATCTCGTGCATGCGGCCGTCGACGTCGACGCCGCGGTACTTCTCGCCCCATCGCACGCTGCCGCCGGGGTATACGTGCTTAGCTACCTTGCCGGCGCCCTCCATAGCCTCGAGCTGGGCCCAGACCAGGTTGCGCTGGATCGCCTCGGCAAATAGGCTGCTGCCGTCTCGCACCTCACCGACTCGCGCGATCAGCACGTGCTCGATGTCGCCAACTTGGGCGCGGCCGCGGCGGACGCTGCCGGCGTATTCCCATCGCTCGTAGCTTTCGGCAGAGAAGAGAGCCTCGAAGGCCGCGGCGGCCTTCATTGCCTGGTGGTGCGTGAGCTTGGCGGTGTTAGTGCTCATGCGGATTGGCCCCTTACGGTTGCACTCCGAAAACCACAAATAACCGGGTTGGCGTATGCCCGCTGTAGTTGTCTCCATTCCCGTTCGGGGCGCCGGTTGAACAGCATGGCCTGCGGGAAGTATCCCATTGTGATTGTGTGTTGCAGGCGGCTTTCGGCCGACTCTACGGTGTCTCCGTCTTCTCCGATGAGGACGTAGCACCGGACGCGATGGCTAGCCTGCGTAAATCCGGCGGCAAACAGCATCCGCGCCGTTCGTTCCAAATGCTTCGGCTGGTCTTTCATGTCGTAGGAGAACCAAAGCGCAGCGCCCTTTAGTTCTGCGAGGCGATCCACGTCCCATTGTTCGATCAGACGGCAATCAAGCCCGCCAGTGAAGTTCGCGGGCTTCGGCTGCCGCTTCAGCATCGCGAACACTTCCGCCTTGTGCTCGCGAGTGCAGGCGATAAGGTTGTCATCCTGCACAATCCATCCGTCCTTGATCTGCAACTGCCTGATCTGTCCATCGCGGATGTGAACGCGGCAATGCTTGCATCGTCGCGGGCAACCTCTGCTGGTGATGGTGTAGCCATGCCTAAGGTACATTCCCGGTGTAAACTCGCCTCCTGGTTCGTCGAAAGCCGGACCGCCGATCTTGGCCGGCGCGATGCCAGACCATGCCTTTTGCAAGCGCCGGCCTAACGGCGTGTCCCACTCAAAGGCAACACTGACGTGGACCTCGGTGATTCCGAGTGCGTAATCGGAGAGTATTGGGAACCGGGAGAACGAAAGCTCGTCGTCCGGCGTTGCCTTAGTTCTGCGCGGAAATACACGGGCGATCACCTTCATGCCGCAGCACCTCCGCACAGTTCGATCGCCTTGTAGAGGAGAGCCTTGCCCCGCGCGGTCAGCTGAGGCGGGCCGAAGGTCGGGCGCCAGACCGGTTCATCGGCGTGCGACTGGTGCAGCTTTCGCCAGGTGACCAGGAACGCGGAGGCGGAGGAAAAGCCCTCGAGCTTAGCCTGCTCGTCGGTGATTTCAGTGGGGTGCTCCACCCGCTCGATCTTCTCGAGCTCCCAGTGGGCCATGGCGAAAGCGCACCGCTCAGGCTGCACCGCGTAGGTGTGGCCAACGGTCCATCGCGGGCGTTCCGAGTACTCTCGGACCGTCACGATCCGGTCAGCGGTGCTCAATGGATCGAGGCATGCGTAATCACCCGGGTGAACCTTGCGGCTCGTGGCCCGCTTCCGGCCGGCCAGCACCAGGTGCCATGTTTCGGAGAAGATCATCGTGCTTCCTCGATTGATTCGGTGAATAAGGTTCTGAGCTCATCGATGCTCGTGCAGATCGCCCCATTGAGGGTCAAGTACATCAGCTCGGGCTCAACGGGTTCAGGCATGAACACGGTCACTCGCTTGCCGGCGCCGGCAGCCCATCCCGCTTCGAGGTGCGCACTGCGCCCGGCCGGAAGAACGAGCACAAATTCGTTAGCCCAGACCATCCCCTTCATGTCGAGCCTAAAGCCAGCGAGAGCGATGGGGTGGCTCAGAGCATTCCGGTACCGATCAGGGGTCCAACTCTTCCACGCCGGATCGATCTCCGACCAGTGAAATCCGCTGTTGCCCGGCGCGGGATTTCGAAAGTCATAGACCTCATGCCCACATTCGCGGAGCAGCTTCACGATCTCCGGCTGATACAAGTTGCGCCAACTCGATGCCACGTAAATCTTGCTCATGCGATCCTCCTCTTAGCCCGCTTCTTGGCTGTTTTGCTGTCTTCCCACCAGAACGGCACGCCGCAGCCGATGGCCCGGTTGCCTCGCAGGTTCAGCGGCTGCGGATAGTTGTTTTTGAAGGCATCGCCCGGGTAGTAGTTATGGATCGCGAAGCCGGCGTTGACGCACTGCTTAGCGACACTGCGCAGGATGTCGTTGTCGCACCCGCCGGCGATACCGATTCCGACGTTGCTGGATCCGAAGACAGTGCACGCTTCGACACGGGCGCCGCAGGTCCCGCGGTCGATCATGATCCCCGAGCCGGTCTTCGTGGTCGCACCGCCGCAGTAGACCTTGCGAATCAGGATGCCGCCGCGCCTGCGCGACTGGACACCGATCAGCGAGACGGCATCCTCAACCGGATTCTTCTGGCTGCTCGCTGTCGTGCATCCCTCGATCAACAGCTCGATCGGACAGTCGCCCACCTGGTCGCCGGCGGGACCGACGAGCCCGTTTATCTGAATGAAGTGGGACTCGTAGCTTCCGTCCGCGCCGTTGAACACGAGATCGGCCACGAGGATCTTCACCAGCGGCTTGTTCTTCGGCCAGTTCTCGGGCTTCGGCGGGATCTTGATGTAGACGCCCTCACCCTCGAAGGCTCGGTCCTTCAGCTCAAAGCTCGATCCCGGGTCCAGCTCGATGTTCATTGCGCGGCCTCCTTCTCGGCGATCAACTCAGCGTATTTCCACGCCGCGCGGCAGATCTTGCGCAGTGTCATTTGCCATTCCCCGTGGTGTAGCTCGGCCCGTTGATCAGCAGAATCTCCGGGGCCTCCGTTTTGGGGCTATCTCCGCCATTCTGTTGGACCAGGTTCTTCCGTGCCCTCAATGGGATGCAGGTCCACGCGTGGTACAGCTCCCGGATCCGCGGATGGTCGTAGTAGCTCACGACGATCCTGGCATTCCTGTATGTTGTGAGCATGGCTTGAAGACGCTGGTGATCATCTTTGGCGAAGAGCCCTGCGTTGCTGAATTCATGGACGTATCGGCTGCGAGCGCCTCCGCCGCCGTTGCCATTGAAGCCTGACCTGCTGTCCGCCAGATAGGGGGGATCCGCGTAGATGCAGGTTGTCGGAACGTCGGCTAACCGATCGAGGATTGTGAATGCGTCGCGGCGCAGAATAATGACGTTGCGCAGGCGGTCGTGCCAGGCAGGGATCGAGTCGACCGCGGACTTGAAGCGAATGGTTGGGGATCCGCCACCGACCTTCCACCGCACGGCGATCGCGTACCCATGGCCATGGGCATCCTGTGTGCCGGCCACGCCGTTTCTGCTCATCCATGATGCGAGGAAATACCAGTAGGCCCGATCGATCGCAGCGTCGCCAGCGAGGCGCTCGCCGATCGGGATGGCCTCGCGCACTCGCGCTACGGCCTCAGTCAGGAGATCCTCGAAGAAGAGAACCCGAATCAGGCGATCGTAGAGCCTCTCGGCGGCGACGAGATCTTGCAGCACCCAGGCCAGATTCGTCAGGTCGCCATGTAAGTCGTTGACCGTCTCGACCTTCGAGGGCGGCTTGGCGAACAGGATGGCCATGGAACCGCAGAACGGCTCGAAGTAATAATCGTGGCCGCCAAACTGAGGGACGATCTGCTGTGCGAGAATGCGCTTGCCGCCAAACCATGGCGCGATCGCGGTCACCTTGGGCTCGGGCTGAGTCATCGGGCGTCCTCCTCGGTCCCCACACCGGCTGGTCTGAGCGGGCGCGCATAACGCCGCGCATAACGGCAGCTTGGAATTTGTGGGGGAATACGAGGGTTTAGGGGGGCCGGCCGGTCGTACCCTTTTGCGCCCGATTTATGGGGGAAAGTCGCGGAATTCCGCAGTGCTGAGTTGAAAGGCCGAGATCGGATTCGAACCGATGAATAACGGATTTGCAATCCCATCATGACAGCGAGGTGCTGATTGATTTTTCTGGGGCGATCTGCATAATCCCTCTCGCGCATAACAAAAGCGCATAACGAGAGGTAAACCGCATGCACACTCCCACGCATCACCTCACTGCCTCCTTTAGGTCTGGCCGCCAAGTTGGATGGGTCAAGCGGATAAATGGCTCGCTGCGATGGATTTGCGGAATGGAGGATGCCCCAGATGCAAATGCCGCCGACGCCTACTTCACACAACACGCCCGCGAATTCTGCGATCCGAACCCCAGGCCAAGGAGCAGCTCCCTCGATGTCCATGCCCTGACTGATGCCTTCCTGGATCGCAAACGCCGCGCGGATCTCCATCCCAAGACCATGCAGGATTACGAGACCATGATCTTCGCCTTCCGGGATGATGTAGGATATGGCCGGCTTATTGAGGACCTCCGCCCCGAGCACTTCGGGATCTCGCGTAAGCTTCGTGGCCAGGATTGGGGCGTGCATCGCCTCTATAAGTTTGTGTCGGCCGTCCGCGAGATGTTCAAATGGGCCAGCGGCCCGGGGCAGCTTTTGCGGTTCTCCCCGCCATACGGTGATGAGTTTGAGCTGCCCGACAAAACAGCGTTCCGAATCCGCCGCAAGCAACGGAAGGAGAGCAAGACCGGCCTGCTGCTCTTCACGGCCGCCCAGATCCGGGCCCAGCTCAAGGCCGCCGATCCGACCCTCCGGGCCATGATCCTTCTTGGGATCAACTGCGGCATGGGCAACACAGACGTCGCCCAACTGACTTACCAGGTTGTCGCCAAATCGCGGGCCTTGATCGATTACGCGCGATCGAAGACGGGAATCGAGCGGCGATTCTTCTTGTGGCCGGAGACTGTGACGGCTCTTTCGAAGGTTCCGCGGAGACCAGCCAAACGCGACGAATGGGGAGACCGAGTCTTCCTTACACAACGGGGATATCCGTGGGTCGAGGGAGCTAAAGATCGGATCGGAATGGTCTACCTCGCCCTGTTGCGCCGGCTCCGCCAGCATCGTCCTGGACTCTGCTTTTACAGCCTCCGCCGCACGTTCAGGACGATCGCAGACGAACTCGACAGCCGTGCCGCCGATCTGGTAATGGGCCACGCCGTCGACAGCGACATGGGTGGCACGTACGTCCAGGAAATTGGCAACGAGCGTCTGCAAGCTATCTCCCGACACGTCCGTAAGGCGATCCTTGGACCTGTGAACGCTGCACCGAAGACGGCAAAACGCTAGGCCGTCTGCCGCGCCGGCCGGATACCTTCGCGCTCGCCTCGGCCTCGACCGGGCGCAACGCCAGCTCCAGATCGTCACGGCGCACGAGCCAGTTGCGCCCGATCCGCGCCGCTTTCAGCTTGCCGTTCTTAATCCAGCGGTACACAGTGTCCCTTTTTCTAATCCGCGCCGCATCCATCACCTGCTCCACTGTCAGCATATCAGACATGATCGCTCCAACTCCAAGTGATCTGATCACTCGATGGATGGCATTTGAGCAGTCGCTAAATACCCGGCGGCGCCGTGGGAAGGCACCCGTCCGTGGTCCACGCGGGCCAAAAACGCAGTTGCTTGGCGCCGCCGGGTCCAAATTAACTATGAAACGCGGCGCCTGTGTCCTTACTCGCATCCTGCTGCGCCGCGTTATCGAACACGAACGATCGCCGATCAAAACCCGCCAGCTGTGGTGAGACAGACTGGCGAGGGGAAGAACGGAATGCAGCAGGCAGGGTTTGAACCTGCATCGATGAGCCTGGCGGTACCCGGTAGCCTCACGGGCCCGTTGCTGGTGACTTAGCCCATCGTTCTTAACCGGCTCGATCGCGTCTACTTCCGCCACTGCTGTGTTTGGCATGCGGCCGCGTGGGTAAGACGGCCGCATGCCGGGATCACCGGCTTTGGAGGGGAAAGCCGGTTTAGGGGTTTCCGTAGAAAACAGGCAGTCCCGATGTTCCCACGTCCTCACCGATCATTTCCAGTGTCTGGTCCAATGCCCTGCGTAGGGCCAGTGGGTAGGGCTGGATGCGGAAGGTCTGTGCGGTCGGATCCACCTCCGTGCCGCATGGGATGGTCACTGGGTATGGGAAGTTCTCGAAGAGCTGCACGCCCAGGCTGATGTCTTCCGCCAGGGCTGTGACACCCGAGGCCTCGGCGATAATCTGCCGACCCATCGAGTTGCGAGCGTTGCTCACTTCCCCTGTCGTCTCGCCCGAAGCTGTGAACCGCACCGCGCGGACAGCCTTCAAGAGATCATCCACGCCGCTGCAGCCCTTGAGATGGAATCGCAGCGTGCGTATGAACGAGGCCTGGTCCATCGCCTGGCAGGGCCCGGACAGGAACTTGTATGCTGGGCTGGGGCTCAGCGTGCAAACCGCCTGGTCGCGCCGATCCTCGAGGTTGTATACCGCGACGACAGCGTTCGCCCCCACAAATATCGCAGTGTCGGGCTTGTTCAGCTTGTGCGCCGCGAAATCAGCCAGATGCCTGGGCATCCAGAAACGCTCATCGTGCCACTTAGGCGGCGCGATGAATGGTCTCACCGTGCCATCTGGGTACCGTAGGAGGAACTGGCCTCCAGGGCTGCCACCGGATGGCGTCACGTCTTCGACCGACATTGCGGCGTGGGCCAGGTCGACCACCTTCTGGATCGCCGCGGCAGCGCCGTTGTCCACATTCTCAAGCTCTTTAGACATTCGAGCATCCTTGCCCGCCTCGCGGGCGACACGGACTATTTCACTTCCCCTGTTTCATGATCCACGGCGTCACCGTCGTACAACGTAGAGCCATCAGGCTCGTCGGGCAGCTCGGGGTGAAACGTGAGCGTGCCATCAGACTGCACGATCATCGTGTAGGCCTCGCTCTGCCGCTTGGGCATCGACCTGGTCAGCTCCGCGGTGACTATCACCTCGCCGGTGGAGTCGCCGTCGCCGTCGACTTTGGGGGCGAACTTGAATTTGAGTGTGAGCACGCGATCTTTGGCGAGCTTACTGCGGTCCTCGCAGTCCTTCACGATCGCGGCCACCTCGTGCTGGAAGGCGCGATCGATCACGCCGTCCTTCAGGTCCTTCAATGAGCTCAGCCCGAACTTCACCTTGCGCATCATGCGCTCCTTTCACGAAAGTCTGTACGCTCTAGTGCTTGGCCCAACCTTTCAATCGCGGCCTTCTCTTCAATCTCCTGCATGCCGCGTCCCCCTGGCCCGAACGCGTGATTCAGTGATTCCATTCCGACTATTCGCTTCAATCTCTCCATGTCATTGGGATTGTCCCGTCGCGCGGTGAAAATCGGCTCCATGGCACGCGCTTCCGCCTTCTTGCGTTCCGCGTCGCATTGCAGGCATCCAGTCCCATGACACCAATTGCACCCAGAAAAAGCACCCTTCATCGTTCACGTTCCCTTCCTCTTAACTCAGTCCGTCCCAGTCGCAGTCGGCGAAGCCAGCCGGAAGCGTGGGCCACTCGGCGACGGCCGCCATCGCGTCGATAAGCGTGACCTCGGGGGAGGGAGACGACAGGTCGCCCCCGTTGACCGGTTCCATTGACCGCCCCGAGGCCTCGGCTGAAGCAGACGGTTTGAAATTCGAAATCATGTCAGCCTCCGATCAGCACCGCGATCGCATACGGGCCGGCGCCGCCATGCTCGGCGTGATACACCTGGTCGAGGCGCGAGCCGAGCTTGTCCAGGTCGGCCAGGATCTGCCGGCCGAGGAACACGGCGTCAGGCGCCACATCGCTCAAGAGGGAAAGCATCCGGGCCAGGTCCAGCCCAGCAGCGCTGAGGTTCTTGGCCAGATGCTCGTGCACTTCGACGGAGATGCCCATCGCAGCTCCTTCGCGAAAGCCCACTACCCGTTGCCCGTATCAACTCACCAGCGCCCCGCGGCGTACCGTGCGGCGCTTGTTGATCTTGTTGAGCCTGACCATCGCCGCGGCCAGCGTGGCCGCGCGGAGATAGGCCAGGTTCCATGGCAGGCTCAGCGCCTGCCTCGTGCCCTTCAGTCTGATCAGGAGATTCGCGGGGCTCTCAGCCACCAGGTAGGGGCGGCCAGTCCCGCTGTCGATCAGCCCAGTCTCGTGCCAAATAGGGCGATCTTTGTAGCGAATGACGTGCATGTCATCCTTCCCATCAGCCCAGTTCGTTATCAAATCCGTGCGGCTTTATATTTGCCCGGCCGCTGATCGTGAGTCACAGTTCAAGCGGCGTCTGGTTCCGGCACCGCCATGCGGTCGCCATCCTTCTGGATCTCGATAATCTTCTCGCGCAGCAGGTCCTTGGCGGTCTTGGTGACCGTCCCGTCCTTGCGGCCGAGCCGAACCTGCTCGATTTGAAGCAGAAGACTCTCGTCTTGAATCAGAATTGAGGTTGGCATGTCGGACCGTGACATTCAGACTCCGTCTTGAGCAACCTAAGAATAACCTAAGAATCGGATGCCGTCAACTCTTTTCTTAGATAATTCTTAGGATAGATAAGGGTTGTGTTTATGCAACACTATGTGTTTAATGAGCTTATGGGAAGACAGGAAAAAAAGAATGTGAATCTCTCGATGCCGCCACCGGTCAAAATGGAATGGGATCAGATCGTGCGGCGGTGGGGCGGTCCTGGATCAAAACGCATATGGGCGGTCGCAACAGCGTGCGTTCTCCATTTTCTGGAGCTTCCAGAGAATGACCAGGATTCGCGGATCCAACACGTGATTGGAGCCGACGCCCGTGAAGGTCAGATCGATGAGATGATCGAGGAGGCCCACGAGATCGCCGCGCACGACCCGCTCCGCAAACGCAAGGCCGCAATGAACTTACCCCACAAATGAAGCTACTCGACCACCATCCCGGCCGCCTCGGTGTGCTCGCGCAGAAACGCATCGACCGCTGGGCCTCTCGTGTATTCCGGACCGGCCGCGACGTCGTCATTGGGGGCGCCGGTGATCGGGTCCACCCCCTCCACCCAGCTTTGCAGATGATGGCAGTGCGGGCAGTAGAGCGTTCGATGCACCGTCTTACCGTGGAATTTCGGCTCGTACTCGACACAGCCAGTCACGATGCTCCCGCCGGCCACGATCCAGCCGCACTTGCCGCATTGCGCCCGGCCACCGTGCGCATCCGCGGCCGACTCCACCGGGAATACCATTCCGATCGGCGTGCCATCATCGTATTCGAGCCGCCGTTCCTCCTGCGCGGGCTCAGGAGCCACGCGCGGGCATTCGCCCACCTCAACCATCGACTCAAGGGCTTCTCGCCCGCCCTGGGCTTGCAGATCGGAGTACATGGCCTCCTGGACGGCCGCGCTGAACGCGCAATCCTCTTCCTCTGTTCGCGGTCGCGGCATCGCATGCAGCCAGGCGTGGCGCAGCTCATGCCCCAGCACCTCCATCCGGCACGCCGGCGGGATGTTGCCGGAGATGTGGATCTCCCGCGTCGACCAGTCCACGCACCCAGCGATCTCGTGGCCTTCCGTGTCCCTCATCAGACCTGGCATGATCCTCAGCCGGTACTCGCGACTCGCCACATGGAAGAGCATCGATCCTCCTTAGCCCTTGTACCCTAACTTATATATAACACGTGAATGGTGTGAATACAAATCGGCGTCGGCCGATATGAATTGGTGAGATGAATGAGGCGTCTCCGCCAAAGACGGCGGAAGATGGAGGAGATTGATGAATGACGTGCGAGACGTCACTTGCGCCAAGTGCGGACGGAGGCTGGAGAGCTGGTCGACATCCGTTCTGGCTGATGGGAAAACCGTCTGCGGAATCTGCGCCTTGAAGCTGCAGAAGCCCCCGGTTGCCAAGATAACCAGGAGAGCAACGCCGCCAGCGACGGTGATCCCTTACGCGACCCCTGTCCCCCAAGAGGAGCCAGCGACGCCCGAGATGCTCCCATCGAACTGGATCATCTGCCCAAATCCACACTGTGGGTACAAGGGGGAGCCGGCGCGAAAGATCAACGGAGAATCTTGCTTGATCTTCCTGATCCTGCTTTGCCTGTTCATCATTCCGGCGATCATCTACGCTGCAATGAGTGACGAGTATCGATTGTACTGCCCCCGATGCAAGATGCGGATAACTTGATCACTCCCTGTTGTGCCATCGCATCAGCACCCGCTTGGTCAGGTCGCGCGAGATGTAATCGAAGGCCTTGATGGCCGCCATGGCTGTGCTGCCGATCGGTTCGAGCTTCTTCGCCGGCCCCGACCCCGCCAGATCGATCGCCTCCAGGTCTTTCATCGTGCCGCCACCAGCCATCCATCGAGCGTACATCAGCGGGTTAAAATAGGGGCGACTCGCCCGCATCTCCGCGTACCTCTCCGCTTGTGCGGCCTCTGTGTAGACCGGGTGTGTGTCGCCGAATGCGCGGAAGGATCCCATCCGCAGGCCATAGGTACTGCCATGCCGTACCATCATGACATCAGCCTCGGCGTCCCGGCCGGCTTTTTTGAGTTGTTCCACTGCCTGGGCGACACCCAGGTTTTTAAACCCATCTCCTCCGAGTGCCATCGATCCCCATTTAGCGACGCCTTGAAGCGGGCCGGCGACGCCCGCCATCTTAACCCCCGCTTCAGTGAAGGCCGCATCCTCGATAAAGCTGGCTGTGCTCCGTGAGAGCCCCAGCCCCTTCTCTGCATTGGCGCTGAGCGTCTTGGCCAGGCCGAGGGCCTCGGCGTTGGCGGTGTCTTTGTCCGTCAACCGCTGCAGGGATTTGCGTTGCAGCTCGCCGCCCGCATCGCCCTGCATGCCGCTGATCTTCTCCTCCAGCTCCGCGCTCTTACTGAGGATCTGGTTAATGAGCGCGAGTTGCTCCTTGCCGAAGATCTTCTGCTTCATGAAGGGATCGAGCGCGGAAAGGCGTTTGAGCTGGCTGATGTACGATTCGCCCTTGGGCAGAAGGCCCTGGTCTAAAGCCTCGGTCATGCCCTGCATCAGCTCCCGATGCGCTGAGAGCGTCTCTCGCGATCGCCCGCCAGCCTCGCGGAACTGCCGCATGGTAGCCACCAGCTCAATGAGGCTCACCTTCGCCGCCTTAGCGCCGGGCGCCAGCGCGGCCAGCATCTCCGCGGGGTTCTCCGCCGCATCCGCCAGCTCTGCCAGGACATCCTCGGCCTGGCCAATGTCCCTGAGCTGATCTCCGAAATTCTGGAAGGCATAGGTCGAGAGTTGCACCATCGCCGGCAGCTCTTTGCCCAGCGTGTTGCTCAGCCGCAGTGAAGCCTGCAGGGCTTGCTCAACCGTCTGATCGCCCAGGTGGCCGAGTCCCTCCTGGATGTCCTCGATCGACTTGGCCGCCTCGGCGGTGCCGGTCCCATAGGCGCTGGAGATGGCCAGGACCTGGCTGCGCAGCTCCTTCATGCGGTTGATGTTGTCGCCCTGGCCAAACAACCCGCGCAGCTCGCGTTCAAATCCCCGCTTGGCCTCGGCGATGTTCTCCAGCGACTGGATGTACTCCTTCACCCCAGCGATGGCGCCGGCCACGCCAAAGGAAATGCCGATCAGGTTCTGCAATGAGCCCGAAACCTCACCGACCGCGGCCGACAGTTCTTTGCCGGCCTTGGATGACTTTTTGAATTCATCCTTCACCTTCCCTTGTGCTGCCGCAAGTTTCAGGAACGCCTGGACGGCCTGGGCTTCATTCGCGCTCAGCTCGAAATGCATCTTGCTCATGAGTCTCCTTAAGCCGTCACGATCGTGACGTTTGAACCGAAGCTGTTGAAGCTGCCGAAGCTGCTCTCCACGCCCGAAGCAAACCCGCCGCTCATCGAGCCGCCGCGCACCGGCCCGGTCATCGCCTCCACCGCCTCGTTGTGGATCCGCGTCAGCTCGCGATTCTCGGCCTCAGTCATGCGCACCAGCTCGGCATACTTGTCGGGCTGGCCGGGCTTGTAGGCGTAGAAGTAGTAGGGGACCTCCATCGCCAGGCGGCACTTGACCAGGCCGCTCTTCTTTTCGCGCTTGACGGTAATGCGATAGCTCCGCTTGGCGCTCTGCTCGGATTCACCGCTCCACACCAGCGGCTTGTTGTGGCCGAACTTGCGCCGCTTCCTCCAGGAGTAGTGCCGATTGCTCCGCATCGATCCGCCCGGCCCGGTGGGCAGGCGCGGCGGCTCATTGTCTCCCTTGCGGGCCTGGTAGCCGTACTTGCGGCCGGCGCCGAGCGTGAAGTGGCCAGGCATGATGTTGCGCCACCAGTACTCGGCGGCGGCTTCCAGGCCGGCCTTGTTGGCGGCGATCATGCGCTGCAGCTCGTACTCCGCGCCGCTGATGATGATCATGCGAGAGTTGAAGGCCATGTTGGAATTACTCGATTAAGCAAGGCAACTCCTGCTCGACTCTGTAGACGCGGCCTCCGTTGTCAAAAAACAACTCACGGTAGATCTGCGTGGTCCGTCCAACCTCATCGGGTCGGATCCGCACCACAATAGGGATCCGAAAACCATGGCTGCCAAACATCCCCGTTGGGTTCAGTTCATCATCGGAGTTCTGGTAACGGTCCCAACGTCGGGAATCAAGTTCCGCCACCGTCCCGCCTGCAAACTGCGCTGTTTGACTGATGCCGCTCCCAACCACCTGAGCGCTGGCGAGCCCTCCCGGCACGCAGCACCACACCACCGGCAGGCCATTAATTGCCGTCCCTGATTTCACGCCAGGCACCGGGTAGCGTTGCGGTGATGGAGACGCATTGGTCGCGGCGGTCAACTGGTGCGAGTTGCCCTCACCTGGCCACCACTCCGCCATGTTAATGAGCACGCACTCCTCGCCGTCATCGACCTGCATGTCGTTGACACTCAGCTCGGCGTCGGGATCCCCGCTCCAGTTGGGTGGCCCATAACGTGCCCGGTAGATGCCGCCGCCAACATAGTCGCCGTAGGCGACGGCCATCACCGCCGATCCCTCCGGCATAGTGGCAGCCGGCCTCACGATCCGGTTGGCCGCCAGCGCCTTAAGCCGCTCGATCTCAGAGCGCATCTCCGACAGTTGCCGCCGCAGCTCCAGGAGCTCTCGATCCATCGCTCACCATCCAAACTCCAGCTCACTCCAGCTGGTCTGTATCTGGGTTCGATACGCCGCAAAGTCGTACATCTTCTGCGTGATCACGCTGGCCGCCGGCTGGCTCTGCGCTGCATCGCTCACCGTTTCCAGGTAGGTGCCGATGCCCATACCGCGCACCAGGTCGTTGACCACGAAGCTCACCACCGCGCGATCTCGCCCGTACCACTGCCGCGCCAGCTCCACCGCCGCCCGCAGCACAGCGGTGTCATCGCGCACCACATCCAGCCGCCAGTCTCCGCCGCCGGCCGGCGCTGGGTGCAGCTCGCGCCAGCGCACCAGCTTGCCGCCGGCAACCTGCACCACCGCGTTGGGGCAGACGTACCAGAGGTGCACGCCGGGGATGGTGATCCGCAGCTCCAGGTCGCTCACCCCGCCATCGATGTCCGCCGTCGCCTGGACGCGCTGATCCGTCTGGGCGCAGACGGTCAGGATCATGCGCTGCCAGTCAAAACTGTTGCCCGTCGACGGCGTCAGCGAGCTGGTGATGGTGGTGCCATCCCAATGGTGCAGGCCCAGGCACTGATTGGGCGAGAAGTTCAGCTCCACGCCGAATGCCTCATCGAGCATGCGCACGTTGCCAGTGGGCAGGCCAGGCACATTGTGGCGATCGAGCTGCACCCAGCTCTCGCGCAGTTCATCGTAGCCCACCGCCAGCGGCGGCATGTACTCACCGCGCCCGCTGGATGGATCGGCGATGCGGATGGGCAGCTCATCGACCAGCCGGTGTCCCCAGTTGCGGATCGGGGCCTGGCTCTTGATCATCAGGCTGCCATCGGGATAGACGGCCGGGTTGGCGTTCGCGCGGGCGCCGCGCTCTTCGCCGTTGCTGGCCCACCAGTTCCAGGAGGCCGGGATCACGAAGGCCCCGAAGACGTGGCGGTACTTATCGGTGGCGCGCTCGCGGTCCTGGTCGGCCGTCTCCACCCCGGGCGGCGATTTGTATGCCGCCTCCTCCTCAGCAGACCATCCGGCATCCAGCGTGCCATCTCGGAAGCTGACGCTGAAGCAGGTGCGCAGCCGTTCGCCGGCGATGGTCACTTTGCCATAGCGCGTCAGCGTGTCGGCCGACAGCTCCACATCCTCCAGGTCCTTTCGATCCTGCATGAGGAAGATCATGCGCTGATCGTTGGCGGGAATGGTCCGGCCATCGATCTGCAGCGGAGTTTCAAAGCAGGTATAAACCGCCAGCGTGACGGTGCCGGTATCCGGGATGGCCGGGTCGACCGCCAAACCCACGCCGCGGCGTCGGTCCACCAGTTGATCCAGGAGCTGCCAGACGCTGCGGCCCTCCTGGGCCAGCGCCGGCGGGACAAACGCCTCCAGGGCCTCGGCCGCGCCGCCCAGCTCGAAGCTCACGCCGCGCGGCTGGGCGATCGCCAGCAGGTACTCGGCCGCATCGCGTGCCGTCCAGAGCTCGCCATCATCGGCGAAGCAGTACACCTCGCGGTCGTTGATCGTCACCTTGCTGCGCGAGCGGTTGCCCAGGGCGCTTTCGCCGCGGCTGTAGCGATCGTTGAAGGCCGGCGCCCAGTTGATCAGGATCGGCTGGCCGGATCCATTGCTGCACCAGGCCGAGCTGATCGTCACCTGCTCGAGCAGCCCCTCGATTCCCAGGGCCGACAGCACCAGGTCGCCGGCGGCGATCCCGGTAACGCTGACATCGGTGCCGATGGGCCGGTTGCTTTCCTGCAGGATCACCCCCGTCCACAGCACGGTGTTGTTGACATCCGGATCCGCATCGGAGCGCATGGCCCCGATCCGCACAAAGAGGTTGCGCAGGTTTCGCCTGGCGTAGCCATCAAAGAGGCTGCGGTCCTCCCGCTTAATCGAGCCGTAGTGGTAGAGGAAGCTCGCCTTGCCCACCGTTGGCGCGGCCGACAGCGAGGCCGAGAGCGGCTGCAGATACCGTTGCAGCAGCCGATCCCATTTATCGCTGAGGCCCCAGGGGTCGGTCCAGAGTCGCCGCAATTGCACCAGCAGGCGCCGGCGGCTTTGCAGGTCCGGCGTAGCCTCGGGGAGTGGTATCTGGATGAGCATGCTCAGGTTCCCTGTTGCGCGGCCGTGCCCAGGAACGCGCCGCCGCTGGCCGGCGCTGCCGGTCCCAGCAGCGTGGCCGTCGCCGAATAGATGGTTGTGCCCGCGCTGTCCACGTCGGGGGTGCCGTTGCGCCGCGTTCGCACGATCGCCTTGATGACCGCCCCCTCGAGGTACGGCCCCGCCGAGTAGCGCAGCTTCGCCAGCCCATCAGCCTTCACCATCGCCACCTCGATGGGCACCGTCACACCGATGACCGGATCCGCTCCATTGCTGGTCAGGTAGATCAACCAGGCATCGGCCTGGCTGGTTCCATCGGCGTCGTACTCATAGTCCGCGTCGATCATCACCGTCCCGGCGGCATCGGCGCTGGACCCGATCCGCTGCGGATCCGAGGGCGGCTGTGCCACCAGAGCTCCTCCGCCATCCAGCTCGATCGACGTCACCGCCCGATTGAGGCTCAGCAGGCCGTAGCGGTTGCGCCGCCGCAGGATGAACTGGTATTCATGCCCGGCGGCCAGCGCCGCCGTGGTGTGCGGCAGGCTGGCGAAGGTTTCCCAGGCCGCACCCTCCAGGTCGGGCGCCCCATCCACGCCCCGGTAGAGCAGGTATTCCTCGAGGGCCAGGTCAAAAACCCGGAACGCCCCCAGCGCGCGCAGCTCATCCGCATCCTCCGCGCGGAAGACTGCCACCCTGGGCTGGGAGAAAAATAACGCCCGGCCCCGGCCGGGGGGCCGAAAGACCGGGCGCGCCGCGATGGTCTGTGGCATTTATTCCTCGTAGTCCACGTACACATCCGCATTAATCGACACGCCAGCCGTCACCGTGATACCCAGCTTGCCGCCGCCGGGCACCACGATCTCCTCCCCGGGCGCGGGCTGATACACCAGTCCGCCCTGGGGATGGATCGCCCATTGCTTGAGCACATCGCCCGCGGTGGGCTCCACCGTGGCCGTGTGCTGGGCGGTGGTCTGCAGCGTCTCATCATCCGTGCTGTTGCGCTTCACGGGAGTGGCCGCGCTCATGGTGCCGGCGGTGGTCTGCCGCATCGCCTGCACCAGGATCGGCGCATCCGTCGGCGTCACGCCGTGGAAGCTGATCCCGATCTCGGTGATGACCACGCGGTGATTGGCCGCAGCCACCAATTGCAGCAGTGTCTTGAGCGCTGTGCCCGTTGCGATCCCGTTCTGCCCGACATGTGCCTTGACTCGTGCCATAGTTGCTCCGTTATCCGATTGCCGTAAAACTCCAGCCGATCCCCACATCCACCCAGGCCGACGCCGCCGCCGGCGCCTGCCGCTCGATCCATACGCCCACCTGCTGGTTGGGCTGCAAGCTGCTCTTGACCAGCACCGCCGCATCGCGCCGGTGCGTGGGCGCTGCCCAACTGATTCCCGCCGGCGCTGCCGACTCATTGGCGATGCTCTGGAAGTATCCCGCCGGCTGTGCCGAGGGATCCTCCAGTCCGATCCGGCTCAGCCCCGCGCCGTGGATCCACACCCTCAGGTCCTGGATCAGGCACCCCGCCGAGGCCTTCAGGCAGATGCAGCGATAGGTCGCGCCGCCGCCAGCGGCGATATTGCCCTGCCCCAGCACATCATTGACCTGCCGCAGCACCTGCACTGCGGCCGCTCCGCTCAGGGCAGCGCTGCTGGTCCGCGTCACGCGGATGAAACTCGCCGCCTCCAGCCCGCGCAGGGCGCTGGCTCCCTCGAGGATGGCACTGGCTCCGTTGGCCAGGTACACCGCCGGCCCGGGCAGTCCGCCCGGGGGCGTCCAGCGCAGCCAGTCGGCCTCCAGGGCCTCGAGCAAGCCCACGCCTTCGCCGTTGGCGGCGCTGGCATAATCGATGCGGGCGTTGGCAATGGGGTTGCGGAGCATGTAGCCGAGGCCTCCGCATTGGGTGCTGGATCGGTATCCGCCCAGGCTCGCCGCCTGAATGGCCTGGCTGCCTCCATCCGCCCCAGCGCCCGTGAGGTACATCCGCAGGGCATCGCCGCGGGTGCCCACCAGCCCGCGGCTTTCGGAAGGCACAGCCCGGGCCGGCTCCAGGCGCACCAGGGCCTGGCGCAGCGTTCGGCCGCGTCCAGCGCTTTGGTTTGGAGCTCGAGCCAGCATCTCAGTTTGCCGAAATCGTCACCGCCCCGGCGTCGTAGGCATAATCCACATCCGGCACCTCGGGCCTGCGCACCATGCTCACCGCGAACGTCACCGCCGTTGAATCGTTGGTCCCCTCGGCGATCACCCGGAACTGATGCGTCTGCAGATCCGCCAGAGAGGCGCTCCGCCAGATCCAATAGCCGCGCCCATCCTCCTCAAAACTCCGCTGCGCCACCCAGCTCGAATCGATGTATTGTTCCACGCGGTAGCCGCTGGCCCCGCTCACACCCCACCAGGCGATCAGGGCATACGCCGGGTAGCCGCGTTGCACTGGCGGCTCATCCCCATCCTGCACCTCGATGCTCGATCCCGCCTCGGCGGCGAGGATCGCCGCCGTCGCCCAGGTCCGCGCCGCCAGCACGCCGTCGACGTAGATGAAGTAGGGGCCGGGGCGCGTGGAGCTCCAGGCCAGCTTCCACATCCCCGATCCCTCGGCTCCGATAGTCAGTCCGCTGATCATGCCGTGCACTGCATGCGAAACAGGAAGCTGGCGATCACCGCCTTGAGCGTGGACAGGCCGCCCACGCAGGCGGCGATCTTGCCCTGCTCGATCTGGCTGACCTCCAGCACCGCCACGGCGGTGAACGTCTGGGCCAGGTCATCCTTCACCGTCACCAGGTCCTCGCGCAGTGTTTGAAGGTTGCTCAGGAGCGTCGCGGCCGCGGCGGCCGAGTCCACATCCACGGTGCCGATCATCTCGAAGATGCTCGATCGCCGGCCTTCGCGGCGATATGCCTGGCCATCGACGCCCGGGCGGCTGAGTTCCACGAGCGTCTGGCCAGGCCGCTGCACCTGTCCGCGCAGGGACAGGAAGGCATACTCGGTGCCCGTGCCTCGGGACGCGGTGATAGAGCTTCGCGTTGCCATGGATTACAGGATTCCCAGGTCCGTCAGCCACCAGGTCAGCTCGGCGAATCCGAGCGGTCCGCTTTTTCCTTCACGCCAGAGCAGGTACCGGCAGAACCGTTCTGAGGGATAGCCTTTTTTTTTAGCTCCACCACCCGCGCCAGCACCTCATCAGCGTCGATGAGTGCCGCCAGGATCCGGTGCACATCATTCGTGCCCAGGATGCCCAGGGCCGCGATCTCCACCTGGCCGACGCGGTAGTTCACCGCCAGCGCCGCCGCCACGATCCGCAATACGGTGGGTGCATCCAGCTCCGGTCCGCTGCCGCACCAGGCCTGCCACACCCGCCAGGCATCCTCGCAGAGCTGGCGGTATCGGTCCTCAGTCACCGCCACCCAGTTGCCCGCCTCATCCAGGTCCAGGCGTCCGGGCAGCGTCCGCGGCCGATCGGGCAGCACCGCATAACAGCGGGGGATAATCCACTCGGTCCCGCCGCGCAGGGCCACCGCCTGACCGGGGCAGATCTCGCGCCGCTGCAGTTGCCGCGGCTGTACCTCGCCCTCGAATCCAAACCACCATTTGCCGCCCGGGGCCTGCTTCCAGGTCTGGGCGGCGGCATCGTAGCGCAGAGCGGCGGGGGCCTCGCCCGGCACATCAAAGTGCAGCAGCACGCCGCCAGCTCCGCCCGGTCCCTCGCGGATCTCCGCCTGCGTGGCGCCCGAGCCGGCCGAGGCGTGGGCCAGCCCCAGCTCGATGAGCGCCGGCTCGGCGAGGGTGGGGCGGGCCTGGGGGATGAAGTAGTAGTGCATAGTGATCACACGCCCAGACGTCCGAGGATCTCGGGCAGATTAAACGTCGCCGCATCCGGCACGGTGAAGCTCACCCAGGGCCCATTGGCCCGGTTGGCCTGGTAGATGGCTCCGCGCACAAAGACCTGGCTCACCCCGCCGTTAGCGCCGCTCGTGGCCGACCAGGCACTGCGGGGATAAGACCGCGCCGCCGTGCCATCCGCATCCGTCAGGCGGAAGTTGATGACCACGCCCGCGGCAGCCGCTCCATGCTGGTCATAGACGATCAGTGTTCCGGTCGCGGTCTGCGGGGCATCATCCGCCGGAGCCAGCGCGGTGAACGCGGCGGCCGGGTCGGCGTTGGGGAACGTGTCATAGCAATCGGCCGACAGGCTCACCAGCCCGGTATTGCGCGGGATGTACCAGAACTCGACGCTCTGGTGTGAATTGTCCAGCACCGGCACCGCCGGCGCGAAGATCCCGCCCGCTCCTCCATCCGCCATGCCCAGCTCGACCTCGCCGGTAAAGCTGGATCCAGCCGGAACCAGTGAGATAGTGAACGGCCCGGCCGCGACGTTGACGTTGCCGCTGGCCGGCCCATCGATGGCGATGCCCGTGGCCGGGATGGGCCCGGGATCATTGACCAGCACGCCCACCTCGACCGTCTGCGCGCTCTCGTTGGCGAATGAGGCATCCATCGCCGTACAGCGGATGTACTTCACCCCGTCGCCGGGGAATTCCACATCGACCGTGCCCGGTCCGACGGGTGCGGTGGCGATCGAGGCGTAGGTGGCTCCGCCATCGGATGAAGCATAGATGCGGATATGCGCCGCCCCGGCGGGACCGGTCCAGGTCACCGTCACATACCGGCCGCCGGCCCATGTGGCCGCGATGTTGGTGGGTCTGTTCAGTGGCATGATTCACTCGAGGAGCATCAACTGTTCAAGTCCGAGGTAACGCTTGCTCGGGGTCCCCGCCGCCGCGGCCGTGATCTCTCCCAGGTCCACCCAGTCGCTCACCTGGTTGTCCGCCGTTCGACGCTGCCGTGCCCACAGATGGCCGGCGCCGGCGTCCACCGTGCCCTCGGCACTGAGGCCCGTGCTCGCCGCCGTCACATCCCAGGCGTCGTACGGCATGGGTGTCGAGCCATCCGTGCGCCAGACAAAATCCATGCTGGTCCCGGCCGCGTTGGGCGCTGTCCAGGAGGCCGTCCACTTGAGCGTGCCGCCCGCGCCAGCCGCGTTGTGCACGCTGTAGATCCTCGGCCGGCCGAAGTGGATGTTGTCCACCACCGCTTGGCTGTTGGCCGCAGCGCCGGTCGTATAAAACGTCACCTGATCCACGGCATTCTGAGCGCCCACCAGCTCCGTGCGACCCAGCGCCGAACACAGAAGCGTCGTGCCTTCGTAGATGGCGAGGTCGTAGGTGATGCCGGCGGTGGCGTTATTGTGGATCACGCAGACCAGCCGGTACGTGTGCTCGGGTGCCGTGAGCGATGTCGAAAACGCGCAGGTTGTATCGGCCACCACCTCAACGACGGTCGAGCCGCCGGTGATCGTCGATAAGAAGATCTTGCCCGTCGTCGTGTTTTTTCTGACGGCGGTGTTGATGACCTGGTTGCCGCTGGAGTCTCGAAGCTGTAGCCCAGCCAACCTGCCGTTGGTCGCAATGCCGTTATCCTTGATGCAGAAATCGACGGAAGCTTCGATGTCACCCGACTGGCCAGATAGTCCAGACACCGGGCCAAGCTCAGTCCCCGCCGAGCCGTTTTCCAGCCGCATCGCCTGCGCTGAGCCGCTCAGGCCAGCGCCGTTGGCCGAGGCCGCCGCGTCCACGGTCCAGTACTGCGAATAGGGCGTCCGCTCGAATCCGACGTTGGGCAGCGCGCACGCGCGTTTGCGGTCGCGCGGGATTGTGGTGATCACATCGTAGATGCTCAAGCCGACGTTGTTGCCGTATGTCCTGTAGTCGGCCTCCACGCCCATCGAATTTGATGTCTCGGTGCAGAGAGCGAGAGCAGCGCCCGGAGGCGGCGCCGTGCCGTAGACCGAAGCCCCCATCCATTTGCCGAGCGAGGCGTAGGTGTACGCCCCGACCAGCTCCGTGAACGATGCGTAGCGGGCGGTCATCGCCGACACCCACGCCGCGAACAGCGTCGCGAATGCCGGCTCCGCCATGTTGTAGTAGCTGCCGACCGCGTTGGTATTCTCGGCATGGAAGTCGTTGCTGACCGCGACCAGATACCCGGCCAGATCGAGTTTCATCGCCGCCTTGATGGCGTCCGAGTCGGTATACGTCCCGAAAGTCATCCAGACTTTGTTGCTGTTGATCGTGGCGGCTTCGGGTAGGGTTCTGGTGTATCCGTAGTAAATCCCATCCGCCGTGACGTTTGGATAGCAGAACACGTCAACGTACTTGAGCACTTCATTGGCTTCCGTGCTGCCCGCCAGCAGCCAATCGACGAACGCCGTGCCCGTCCACATCGCCGCGTGCTCGCCGGGATGGGTGCCGACCGTGATGACCATCGCCTGCTTTTGCGTGACACCAGCGGGAAGCGTGGCCGAGTGAATTTTGAACCCGTAGATGTTCCGCGCCGTCGTTGTCCTGCCATCGTCCGTCGTGTCGCCTGCGTGCGTTGTGCCAACAACAAGCGAGGCGCTGCCTGATCGCGTCGGCCCAACCCGCGAGTCGAGTAGAAGCGTGGTCAGCCAGCTTTGCAGATAGGCTTCGGTACGCGGCCGGCAACAGGCGACGTAGATGCGGTCCTGGTTGAACGCCGCGTTGTTGCTGAACGTCGCCGCCGCCACGTTGTCAAACTTCGTCCAGGTCACGCCGTCGTAGGAATAGACCCAGTTCTCGGCGAGGCCCTGGAACTTCGTGCCGCCGCTGACCGTGAATGAAAGCGTAAGCCCGTTGACGCCATCCAACTGCGCGTAGACCCACCACCATTGATCCGTGAGCCCATCGGCCGGGATGCTGAACAGCCTCGGCACCAGCGTCACGTTATTGCCGGCAACGGAGCTGGCGCCGACGTTCACGCTTCCGCAGTCCGCAGGTTGTGAGATCACTACCGCCATCAGTCACCTATTACGCTGCCATGTCCACCGATCTCGATGTCCCGCACGCGGTTCCGCTTGGCGTCCCGCGTGATCCGCAGTCGCGTGAATCCACGCTTGCGCAACTCGCCGATGACCGCCCAAAGTTGTTGTCTTGTCGGCGGGGTTGTGACCCCACAAATCTCCGCTGTGTCTTCATCAACGGCGCGAATGGTGAAGGCGGCCTCGTAGCGATCTCGCATCGTGGCCCCGTCTCGCCAGAGGCGGACCATTCCGGAGAAGATTTCGAGTTTGGCGAGCACGTCATATCGCTCGTTCCGCCTGCCACGCCTGGATCGCCACGCGCGCCAGGGCATCATCCGCCAGTTGCTTCTCGACCAGCCCCGCCAGCCAGGGCCCTGGGTCGGACCATCGCGCCTGCTCCCAGTCGGCCGGCTTATTCAGTGTGCCCAAAATGCGCGGGCCAGTGAGTTGCTTTCGCGGGATCGCGTAGCGGCTGCCGCTGGCATCGTCCGCGTTGAATCGCCACAGATCGCCAATGAGCGGATAGCCCGACAGCCAGCGCGTGAATACCGTCGGCCGCCGCTCGATCCACGGCCGCGGCGTCAGGGTGGAGAGGATCGGAGAGACCCACGCCAGCTCCGCCAGGTTCGCCGCCGAATCAAACGCCAGCTCGAACCACGCGGACGCCAGTGGGGCGATCGCGTTATTGATCACGGCAAACGCCTCGCGCGCCGCCAGCCCAACCATCGTCGGCACAAACTGCTGCTGCGAGGGCATGCCCGGGGCCAGGGCACCGAGGTACACGATCACCGGTGACTCCGTCACGCTCCTTACAAGTGACCACGCCGCGATGAACTGATCGAGGTTCGCCGCCGTGTGCCGCAGGTGCGGGTAACGCAACTGGCACTGCCGCCAGGCATCGATCGACTGCAGGCCCCCATCCTCCGCGTCGATGCCGAAGGGGAGATGCACAACGACAAACGCCCACGGCTGCGCGGTGATAATCGGCATGAGGCGAGCGACGTAGGCCAGCGGCCCCTGATACGCCAGCACATCCAGCAGGTATCGGTTCTCCGCGCGACAGGTCTCATCGCCGCAGGGAACCCACAGCCCCAGCCGCGTCGGGTCGATGTTTTTCAGCAATTCGATGGCCATTCTTCATCCATCCCCCGTTCATCGTTCGTCGTTTCCCGCCTCTCATCCAAAGACCGCCACGCGCACGCCCACGGAGTTGGCGTGCACGCCGGTGACGTACAAGGTCTGTGGCTCGGTTTCGGTGATCGCCAGGTTCTGCGTCACCGATGAGGCATCCGCCTCCACGCAGATCGGCGAGTCGGTATTGCCGCCGCTCTTGCGTCCGATGTACAGGTTGCTGGTGTTGGGTCCGCCGCCGTTGTCGGCGGTGTAGCCGCTGACGCGGATGTGCGTGATCGCTTCGGTCACATCGTCCCAGTTGGCATCCCCGCCGGCTGGAGGGGCGGCCGAATCGGTCACCGCCGCCTTGCAGACGAACACGCGCCCGCCGCTCTGGCACAGGTCCCCGACCACGTGGGCCCCGGCCGCCCAGGCCGGGATCAGCAGCTTGGTGGTGTTGCCAACCGCCTGCGCCGCCTGCCCCAGCAGTTTACTGCTGATCCGCACCTTATCGCCTACCATGGTCGCTCCTCGGGTTATTGTCCCTGTTTCATCACTTCTGCCGGTTCCCCAGCTCCGCCGCCTTCTGCGGCGGGCAATCCTCGCCCCGCTCGCAGGGCAGGTTCTCGATCGTCGTCTGCAGCTTCCTGAGCGTCACATCATCCTTGGCCAGCCGCTCGTTGATCGCATCGAGCGTGCCCCGCACCTGCCAGATCAGGCTCACCAGCAGCTTCACTACCCAGCCCACCACCAGCAGCACACCGCCCAGCGGCACCAGGGTTCGGCCATCCAGCTCCGCCGCCGCCAACCATCCCCACGAGGCCACGATCAAGCCGATGGTTTCCCTCATGGCGTCACTCCCGTTATCGCCCGCATCGTCCGTTCGAAGTACTGCGGCCACCAATACGTGCTGTGATCGAACCCCCACATCTCGAAGCTGTTGAGCGGGCAGCTTTCCGAGGCGGGCATGGCGTGCTGCGGGCCCACCAGCCCCAGGTATCCATAGCCCAGCCCCATCCAGTGCAAGAGCCTCCAGGAGGCCCGCGCCCACTGCAGCACCTTGTCCGAGCGGCTCCAGTAGACATTCACCTGGCGCACCTGGCCGGTGAGCCGGGCATAGTTCAGGCCATTGCGCTTGAAATCCGCATCGCAGGCCGCGGCCACCAGGTGCAGCTCGGCCAGCGGGATGTCGCGGTTCTGCCGCAGGGCATCGACCAGCACGGCGCAGCCGTTGGAATGGCCCACCGCGATCAGCTCGATGTCCGGGCGCACGAACTTCCGCAGCAGGGCGGCGCAGGTTTTCACCCGATCGGGCTGGCCCAGCCAGCGCGTGAGCGCGCCGCACTCGTAGTGGTAGGTGTCGGCGATCGCCCCGGGCATGTTCAGCTCCACCCAGCGCTCGGCCTCAAAGTGCCAGCACTCGATGTCCGTGGCCGAGGTGCGGATCCCGTTGACGAAGATGTACGCGCGCCGCTTCATCGCTCTTCTCAACTGATCGCCGTCGCCGTGTTCAGCGCCAGCACATCGGTCACCCCATCATCCAGCGGCGTCCACAGCACCTCGAGGCTGGTATCCCCCTCATCGCTCTGCTGCAGGGCCCCGGGGTTGTATTGGCCCGCGGCGGTGACGGTGAAGCTGATATGCTCCGCCGTGGCATCGGCCACGTTGGCTCCCTCGTTGCTCTTCTTTCGAAGGTAGATCTTCGAAGCGGTCGCGCCCTGGGCCACCCCGGTCAGGATGGTGTTGAGGATGGTCGGGTCCATCGTGGTCACTTTGATGATCGGGGCCTGGCGCTCGATGCAGGCGAAGGAGGGATAGATGTTCCCATCCGCGCCTTCCACGCGCTCGGTCAGTCCGAAGTCGATCTCCAGGCTCTGCAGGCTGCCCATGGCCGAGCCGTTGATGGATCCGGGCCCCAGCGTATAGGCCTGATCAGCCGCCGTCAGCGTCGGCAGCGTGGCGCTGCCGGCATAGGCGATGGCCGGGGTGGTGTCGGCGGCGGTGGATATCATGAAGATATCCACATCGATGCTCGCCTCCTGGCCCTGCACCGCCACCAGCCGCCGCGGCACGAACAGCGCCTGCGGGCAGGTGATCGATGCGTGATTGGCGCCGGTGGCATAGCCGCCGCCCAGCGTCTTCTTGGCCAGGTAGAACGTGCTCGTGCCCGAGTAATAGGTGCCCTTGAGCGTCAACGCATCCAGCACGCGCTTAATGGCGGTGCTGGTGAATGAGGCCTGCGGCCGCCGCGACCGGACCGCGCCGAAAGCCGCGGCCAGCGCCCCGCCCCCGCGCACCAGGCCGATCTCCACGCGCGGATCGATCGAGCTGTTGACCAGCTGGTTGAACTGCACCGATCCGCCGCCCACGATGACGCCGATCTTGTAAAGCGCTGCAAGGCTCATAGTCGCTCCAGGTCACCCGCCGGCGTTGTACGCCAGCAGCAGTTCCGCAAAGAAATGATCGCCCGAGGCATCCGCCTCGTCGGATCGTCCCAGCTCCACAATCTGGATCTCGTTGGGCACCAGGTGCCCCAGCCCCTGGTCCACCTCGCCCAGGCCCAGGATCAGGGCCCCCAGGCGGTTGGTGAATTCCAGCGTCGCCGCCGGGGCATCGGCCTGGTAGGCCTCGGGCACATTGTGCTCGATGCGCAGGCGCACCGATCCGGCCGCGCGATAGCAGGCGCCGCTGGCCGACTTAGTCAGCCGCCAGGCGTTGCCCAGGTCCAGCAGGGCAAACGGCCGCAGGGCAGAGATCTCCGCCTCGGTATAGGTCCGGCCTTCCGCATCGGTGAGTGCCAGCAGCCAGACGCTGGCGGCCGCCTCGGTGGCATCGGCCGCTTCCACCCAGCTCTGCCAGGCCGTCGCCGCCGCGATCAGGTCGCGGGCCGAGCTCAAAGGCAGCGAGAGGGGTCCGGTTGGCGTGACGGGCATGGGCTATTTCCGTTTCACAAACGTCTTCTCGATGGGCTCGATGCGCTGATAGGTGCAGGCGTCCAGGCCCCGGCTCTGGCTGTCCATGCGTTCCCAGATCCACTCCTCGCCATCCAGGGTAACGCGATCGCCCGGGGCGTGGCTGGCGATCGACGCGGTCTCAGTCTGGATTGCCCGCCGCCGCACCAGGACCCGGCCCTCCTCGCGCTCCTCCACCGTCTCATTGATTGCGCCGGCGATCACCGTCACAGCGGTGCTGACGCCGGCGGCGCTGGTGTAGACAGCGCTGCGGCCGAAGTACCACAGGTGTGCCGACGCCGACGCCGAGTTATCCGCATCGAATCGCGACATGGCTCTAGGGTATTGGGCTCTGGGATCTGCGGCGCGGGTTCACAGGCCGCGTGGCGGGCGTGAGCATGGCCAGGTTGGCGCCCAGGTACGCCTTGAGCAGTTCCACGGAGACGGCGGTGAGTTTCTCGTCGCTGGAGTAGTTCTCCAGCACGATCCCGCTGCCGGCGTTGTTGGTGGCCTCCAGCTTGCCCACCTTCTTATCGAACAGGGGCGGGCTGGTGTACCAAGTCCAGCTCCAGCCCTCTTTGCTTTTCTCCAGGTGCGCCGCCCAGGTGCAGCCGAGGCTCGCCAGGGAGACACAGAGGCACAGAGTCAGCAGATATGCATGCCGGATCGCTCGGGCATACCCAATCGGATAACGAATGAAACGACTCGCGGGCACGCGGCCACAACGAGTGTTCTTTAAGTCCTCAAGGGTGGTCATGGTCGGTTAATCTCCGTGTCCCTGCGGCTCCGTGGCCAGCCTCGTGCTCAGGTCGATGACATCCATGCCCAGGATCTGGGCCGCTTTGAGCGCGTATTTCTTGGCCGTGGAATAGTCCGAGCTTTCCTGATTGCCGTAAAAACGCTGCACGCAGCCGGCCTGGCCTGTGGTTCCGTCGATGCCGGCCAACACCACCCGCTCGCAGCCCAAGTACCAGGCCAGGTGCACAGCCGGCGCCGCGGCGCCGATGCGTCCATAGAGCTGGCCGAGCTGGGCCAGTTGCCCGCGGTTCAGTTCCAGGACCTGCTCGCGGTGCCGTTCGCGCATGACGTGGAAGGTGACGATATTCTCGCCGCGCGGCGCGGGCGTCAGGCGGTCGCGGGCCAGCAGCGGATCGCGGAAGACCCCGATTTCGTTAACGCGCCAACTGAGGCTCTGCAGGTGCTCATTCCATGGCCCATGCACGTTCAGGCCCCAGGCGTCATCCAGCACCAGCCAGTAGATCGCCGGCAGATACGCCGGCATAACGAACGCCGCCCGGTTCAGGGCGATCAGCGGCCCGGCCACATTAGCATAGTTCAGGCGCTCGAGGCTGGGCCCGGTCCCGCAGATCCAGCACGTCAGGCCGGCGTGGCGGTTGTTCAGATCGGCAAATTGCATGGGCAACACTCCACGAATGGACACGACGCGAGCGTGTGATTCGTGTCCATTCGTGGACAAGGTTCTCAGGAAGGAATGGCGGGCTTACGCTTCCAGCTCCATCGTCCAGGCCTCCAGGGCCTCGACGCGGACATCGGCCAGCGTGTTGTCGGTGGTCTTTTCCAGGTGCAGCAGCATCTTCAACGGCCCCGTGGCCGCATCGAGCTTGAACACGGTGGAGGCAAGCACCAGGCTGCCGTTGATGTAGATCTGGATGTCGGCCAGGTCCCGGCCGTCGATCCAGAATTCAAAGTACGTGTCATCCACCGCGTTGATGGTGGTGTCGGTGGCGGCCACCTCCGTGGTCCCATCATCGCTTTCGGCGTAGATGTCCAGGGCGTTGCCATCCAGGTGCAGGAAGCAGCTCTCGGTTATGGAGTCGGCATCCGTGGCATGGGTGGCGTTGGCCAGGCCCACGCTGATATCCAGCGCTGCGTTGTCGCCGATGTCGAAGATGGCGATTCGGCCGCGGGCGATGAACGGCACCGTCACCGGGATTGACTGCTTCGAGAGGGCATCCACCTTCTGCGCCTCGCTGGTGGCGCTGAAGGTGAATCGCGTGCCGGTTCCGCCGGGGTCCTGCCCGGACAGTCCGGCCGCGATGTTGGGGATCACAGTGCCGGCGGTCTTCACCGCCACCGAGTCCCAGATCCCCTTGCCCCACTCGATCAGCTTGGGCACGGTCACATTCAGATCCACCACCACCTCGGTATCGGTGCTGGCGGCATCGCGGGCGCAGGTGCCCAGGAAGAAATCGCCGCTGTTCACATCCTGCTTATACATGGCCACGTTGGCCGAGCGGTCCCAGTAGATGGGGATGCCCGGCAGGGCCACCCAGGTGGCCGCCTTGGCGAAGCGGAATCGCCCCGCGACCTCGTAGCCGTTGGTGTCGCCGGCGGCGCTGGCTGCCAGCCCGGCGCGGACGCCGGCCTTGCCATCGGGCAGTTGCACCACCTCCCCGGCCACGCGGGCCGCGGCGTCACGGTAAGAGAAGGTCTTGGAGTCATTTTCGAGCAGGGCCTGGCTGACCTTGGGCATCAAGGCATACAGCAGCAGCAGCCCCAGCATCACGAACAGAATCGTTCCAGTCATGGTTTGTGTCCTCGTCTGCGAATACCAATCCCCCTCGAAGCGAACGAACGATGAACGATGAATGATGAACGGGAGCTCCCCGTTCATCATTCATCGGTTTTGGTTAGGCCGAGCCCTTGGCCTTGTAGGCCCCGCGGAAGTCGGTCGCCTTGGCGCCGACGTCGATCTTGACATCCCAGCCCAAGCCCCACTGGCCCTGATCGAGCGTGAACGGCCGGACCACCGGCCCGCGGTTGGTGCCGCTGAGGTAGATCACCTTGATGTGGTAACCCGCTCGGCTGAACAGGAAGTAGTTGGTGGCCGTGCCGGTGTACAGCGTGCCCGAGTCCGGGTCTTTGAACCCCAAGGCCCCGATGCGCTGCTCCACGCGGAGCTGCAGCCGGCCCTTGAGAGCGTTGAACGTCGGCCCGCCCGCGGTCGAGATGGGCAGAAGTTCTGCCGAGTTGATCAGCTTGGACGCAGTGAACTCCAGATCCGAAGGCACCACCAGCGTGGTCGGCACCAGGTTGAGTGCGACCTTGTCGGTGCCCTTGATCATGTACTGCTTGCGCATGGTGGTGAAGGCGCCTTCCAGGGAGCCCACGCCCAGTGCCCCGCCCGCCACATCCGAGCCCGAGGCGGCGTAGTTGGCGTGTCCGCCCGCCGTAGTGAGGGCGGTGGAGTTGAACAGAACGCCCGAATCCGCCATCGTCGGGTTGGCCAGGAGGATGGCGTACACCAGGTTCGGGCGGACGCGCCGGGCCGACTGGCCCAGCTCCGCGCCGCCCTCCTGGAGCTTGCCGAAGTTATCGTCGATGATGTCCTGCTCATCGAAGATCAGCTTCTTGGCGTAGCGGCTGATCTTGTACGTCTCAGCCGAGTCCTCGACGTCCGCGTGCTTGGCGGTGCCGCCGCGACCCAGCTTCTCCAGCGCCGCGTTGACGCCGAACTTCACCGCCGTCTGCGTCTTGAAGTCGGGGGCTTCGCCTTCCTGCACCCAGTCGGTGCTATCGCCTTCCTCATCGTAAGCGACGGCGATCACCGCGTGCATGGAGTCGGTGAAGATGTTGGACAGCGCCCCGCCCGACACCGCCGCCCGGATCGTCTCATCGCGGCCGTGCGGCACGCGGGTGCCGTCGAGGCGCAGGGCTTCGCGGCACACATCCAGGGCGGACATGTCGCGATAGCGATCGGCGCGGCTGGCCATCTGCGCCCAGTCGGCGATTCCCTGGCGCTGCGCCCACATCTTGATGCGCCGCTCATCCGTGCCCAGAACCGCCCGCTGCGCCATGGCGAAGCAGAGCACGCCCAGCGTCATCTCCCGCTGCGGGTCGCGCACGATCCCGGCCGGGGCCCGGCCGTTATCCGACGCCACCGCCGCCGTGCGGGCGGCCCGGATGGCCGTCAGGAACTGGCGGCTGGCGGTCGGCTCATCCCAGCCCTCATCGATCGCCCGCTTGAGCACGTCTTCGGGCACATCGCTTCCCGCCAGCTCGCGCAGCCGGCTCTGCCGGTTCCGCTCGGCGGTCACCGCCTCGCGGCGGAGCGTCTCGGGATCGGTCGCTGCCGGGCCGGCGGCCGGCGTGGCGGCCGGCGTGGCCGGCGCGGGGGTCGGGGCGTTCGGGGCGTTCGGGGCGGAGCGGATGATCTGCATCACCTCCGCCTCATCGATCGTCCGGGCCTCGATGCCCTCGGCGATCGCCCGCTGGGCGCCCTTCAACGCCTTCCAGTAGGCCTGCGCCTCTTTCTCGCTGGCGTCCGCCCGCAGGCCGAGCGACTCCAGATACCGTCGTAGTGTTGGATTCATCGAATCCCTGTCTTTCTGGGGCGGACCGCCCCGGTTAGTCTGCTCGCGGACTTTGGCTCGTTTATCAGCGCCCACCGGCACGAGAGAGCACTCGCGCGCCTCCCATTTGCTGGCGATGCGCAGCGGCAGGTTGCCCGCCGCGTATTCCGTTCCATTCACCAGCCCCTTCTGCCCCGGCTCCAGCATGGTCGACTCGATGACCCGGTAGCCGATCGAGCAATCGGTCAGGTGTCCCTTGGCCACTTTTTCCCAGGCGGCCATCGATCGTGCATCGCTGGCGAAATAGGCGCGGCCAACCCACTGCTGCTCTTCCAGGCGGATCTGCCGCCAGGATCCCAGCACCGCATCCAGGCTCCACCGCGCGTGGCACTCCAGCAGGGGCATCTGCTCCGGCATCGTGCCGCCGCCGGGCACCAGCACCTCCTCGATAACCTCATCGCGCATCCAGTCGTAGACGTTCACCCGCCCGCCGCTGGCCATGACCATCTCCACCGAGCGGTTCTGGGCATCCACGGTGGCAGCGCGGACGGTGAGCGCCCGCTCCACCAGGTCGCGGGTCTGCTCGGGTTCATCTCGATACATCAGGTCGCGCATGTGATCGTTCATTACTCATTCCTCCTCTTCGGAGTCGGGTTGCACATAATTGATTTTGGTGCGCTGCACGCTGCCCGAGCGTGCCGCCGCCTGGGCCTTGCGCAGCTCGGCCATCATGGCGCTGATGGCTTGGCGGTCCCAGCGCAGCCCGCTCTCCGGACTGGTCGAATCCGGCAGTCCCGCCAGACCCAGCCACGCCGAGCGCAGGTAGGCCAGGGCCGCGGCAAAGTCGCCCGACTCCTGGGCACTCACCGCCAGGTCCACCTTGTCGTTGATCTGTTGCGCCGTCACGTGCCTCTCCGGTTACAATGTCCCCATGCCCGCACTGCGAATACTCGGACGCTTCCTGCTGGCGGTTCTATCATTCGTGGGCCAGCTCGTAATGGCCGCCCTCACCCATGGCCGCAGCCTCCGCCGCTGGCGATTCTGAGAATCGCTCCCGCAACTGCCGAATCGCATCCTTGTGCAGTTGACTGACGCGGCTCTGGCTGATCCCCAGCATCTGCCCCACCTCATCCATCAGAAGCCCCTCGAAGTCGACCAGCTCCACCAGGAGCTGATCGCGATGTCGCAGCCCGCGCAACAGCCTGGCTCGCTCTTCGCGCTCCTCCAGGCGAGCGGGGTCCATTCGCCCCGGTATCCGTCCGCTGCAATCATCCAGCGACACCATCCGCGGAAGTCCACGTCCGCGCTGCCGGCGCCCGGTGCGCTGTGCGGCCCGCTCCAGATCCCGCTGCCTTCTTTGCTCTCGGCTCCGCGCCGACCGCGGCACTGTGTCGCGCTGGCGGATGCCATCGAACATGGCGCCCTGGATCCGCCGCCAGGCGTAGCTGCTGAATTTCCAGCCCCGCCCGGGGTCAAAGCTCTCCACCGCCTGCATCAGCCCGATCGCGCCGTCCGCGATCAGCTCATCGATCTCCACACCCCGCAGCGTTCTGGCCAGTTGCTTGGCGATCGGAGCGACCAGGGGCAGGTTCGCCTCCACCAGGCGGTTGCGCAGCGCCAGCGCCCGCGTCCTGGCATATTCGAGAAACAATGGATCAGGCATCCTCGCCATCATCCTCAGCCTTGTTCGCAGGCGCGACGGCCGGAGTCGCCGCGGCCGCTGGCTTGACGTCGGAGCCGACGATGTCCCCATCGCTGTCCTTGACCACGTTGCCGGTCACCATATTGCCCTGCCCATCCTGCACCGGCAGGTAGGGATCCACATAGGTGGCGTTCACCGGCAGCCCGACCGCCGCGGTCAGATCCTTCAACTGCACCAGGTTGGCCATCACATCGCTGACCGTGCCATCCGCCTGGAACCCCAGCCAGGCCTTCTGCATGAATTCCAGCTTGGCCGGCTCCCCCGCACTCTCGCCGCCGGCCGGTTTTGCCGCCCAGGGCTTATCCAGCCCCAGGTCATCAAAGAGCTTGTCATCATCGGCCAGGGCCCGCGCGATCACTTCGGGATCATCGCCGCCCTGGATAATGAGCTGGCTCCACGGCAGCGTGCGATTCTTGAGCCGGGTATTCTCGCCCTCGGCTTCCTTCTGCTCGTCGACGTGCTTGGGTTTGGGCCAGATCCAGTTGATGGCCAGGTCCGCCGGCCGCGGCCCCAGGCCCTGCAAGCGCAGCTCGCTTTCGATCTCCCAGAGCAGCGGCTTGAGGATGCGCCGTGCCACCCAGCTCTGCAGCTTGCTGATGGCCCGGTGATAGGGCTGGGCATCGAAGCGGGCGCTGGAGTAATTGTGCTTGCTGGCATCCAGCCGCACCATCATGAGCGGCATGTTGCGCGGCCGGCCCATATCGCGCAGGCGTTCCGCGCGGTAGTCCGAATAGGTGATGGAAGGCTGCGGCGGGTTGGCCGACCAGGGCTTCCAGCCCGGCGGCAGCGTGCTCATCGTCCGCCGCTCGATGTCCGTGGACTCGTTGACCTCCACGTACTCGGCGTCCTGGTGATCGGTATAGAGGCTGATCGACCAGTCGGCCGCCTGGCGGGCGGCGTCCAGCACCTGGGCGTCATAGTCGCGCAGGTCGGCGATCGAGTCGAGGGATACCGAGTTCCAGGGCACGCCGCGCACCTGGTCATCCTCCAGCATGAGGAACTCGTGGATGATGTCGCGGGCGGGCACTTCCTTCCACACCCCGCTCCACAGCTCCAGGTGATCGGCGGGCTGCTGGATGAAGTAGCTGGCGGGGGCGCCCTCGGCATCGAGGCGCACGCCCAGGACGATCTCGGGATCCCCGCCGCGGTCCATGGGCGTGCTCAGCCGCCGCGGCTGAATGCCCTTGAGCCGCAGGTGGATCTCCCGCGATCCCTTCGCCGGACGGGTGACGCTGACCTTCTGAACCAGCAGTTCGCCGTTGACCCACAGGCTGCGGATCCACAGCGTGATGAAATCCACCAGGCCCAGCTTGCCGCGCACATCCGGATTCTCCGCCCAGTCTTTCCAGGCGGCCTCCAGCCTGCTGTTGTATTGGGAGCTGGAGCTCTTGACCTGGAGCGTCGGTCCGTTGTCCCCGGCCACATCCGTGGCCATGGTCTCGATCACCCCATCCATGGTGGGGTTGTTGGCCGTCTCATAGGCGCTGCGCGTGCGCAGGTTATCCAGCCAGTCGACCAGGTCGGCGTTGATGGAGCGGCCGCGGGCCAGTTGCCAGTGCCCCTTATTCAGGCGCGTGGTCCGCGCCGACTCCCAGCGCCGCAGCGTGAAGGGCCCCTGCGGGGTCTGCTCCTCTCGCTTGGACTGGGGGCGCGTGGCAACGGGCTTGCCCAGCATCCGGTTCAGGATTTTGCGTACGCGCTTGAACATGGTTTATTCACCACGAAGGCACGGAGGCATCGTGTGTCCCTATCTTCGCGCCTTCGCGCCTTCGTGTTTAACTCTGGGTCGCGTCTGGCCTCTTCTCATCTCCGCCCAGCTCCGCCGCTGCCGCCAGCGGTGCCCGCAGTGATTGCAGGCGAATTTCATCCCCGTCATCCAGCCCGCCGCGCCCTGCGCCTTCACATCGTTGCATCCGCACTCAGGGCACTCGGCGATGACGTCGGACATTGCGTACTCGATAAGCGCATGGGTGTGTTGATGATGGGATTTACAGACCCAGCACCATCATCTGGCTCTTTCTAACCGAGGCCTGAATGAATCCCAGCGATCGATACATCGCCAGCGCCTTGCGGTTGGTTCGTTCAACCCACAAGGTCACCGAGGGCCGCCGCATTCGCCGGCATCGATCGATCGCGGCGAGCATGAGCGCCCGCCCGACGCCGCGCCGCCGGTGCCGCGGTCTGACCCACAGCGATCCGATCCATGGCACCTGCTGTTGAATATCACCCAGATCCAGACTGCCGATCAGTTCCCGGCCGGCCAGGGCGTACAAAAAGACCATGCGCCGCAGGCCCGGGTACTGCCGGACCTCAGATCGGATCGCGAACGCCTTATTCCTGTTCATGAATGTCCCGTCCGCGTTTCCGCGCGGCAAACCAGCCCGTCTTCTCCCGCCCCGCGCCCGCGGGCGCCAATTGCCCGACCTTCCCCGGCCCGTAGGCCAGGGCGATCTGCTCGACCTCGCAGTCGCGGTAATGGTTGGCGGCGCCGGCCGTCTTAGTCACCCATCGCATCTCCCGGCTGCGCGGGTTCACCACGATCTTGTGCATGCTGGCCAGCTGCCGGTTGTAGTCCGGGTCATCCTCGGCATTGAGCTGCCAGATCGGCTCCTCGGTCTCTTCCCCGGTGGCCACATCCAGCACTTGCCGCTTCATGTCCAGGCGGCTGTCCAGGAGGTCCTGGAACCAGCCCACATCCACGTGGTGCAGCCACACCTGGTAGCTGCTGCGCCCGCGCGGCGGCGTATACGTTACTTTGCTCGCCCAGATGGCCTGTCCGCTACGGGGGTTGCCCTCGCCGCGCATGGCCAGGATGCGGTGGCGATCGCTCAGGGCGAACTGGTAGACCTGGTCGGTGCGGCTGGCATCGATCCCATAAGGGTCGATCACGCGCACGCCGCCGCCCGAGTCGATGCCCAGCAGATCGCAGCATTGTGCCGCCCGCTGCGGGTCATCCTCGAAGCTCCACCAGCTCTCGAAGGCCAGGGCGCGCAGCTCCTCGAAGGAAAGCGCTTTGCCGTGGGCGATGCGCCGGCTGATGAAGCCCGGGCCCCAGGCCCGGATCACCCAGGGGAAGTAGTCCTTCTGGGTATCGGCCGTCAGAATCAGCCGGCCCGTCCAGTGCGGCAGCAGCCGGGCGGGATGTCCCTCGCGGCACTTGGCCGCGAAGATGTCCGGACCGCGATCGGTCACCTGCTGCTCAAATACCTCCGCCTGCCAACTGTTGCGCAGGTTCTGCACCTTCATGGCATCGCCGGCCGAGCGGATGATCTCCGCGGCGATGCGGGCGAAACGGTGCTTGGGGGCCAGGGAGTGCAGCGTGTGCAGCAGCATCCCCACCTCGCTGCCCAGCGGCCAGGTCCCTTCTTCATGCCCGTCGTAGTAGAGCTTGTAGCCGGCGTCCGCCGTGCCCCAGTATCCGCTGCACAGCATGCGCGGCCGGTGGCTTTCGAGGATCTTCCCCGAGCACTTTTCGCACTCGTACCACGCCGCCGCATGCGCCTCGATCCACGCCGCGTGCCGCTTGGGATCCAGGGGCTGCGCCCCGCTTTCACCGCTTCCGCTATTCCCGGGGAGGGCGGAGCCCTTCGGGCCTTGGGGCTGTGCCCCTTGGGGCTGCGCCCCTTCGTCGCTGCCCGGCTTGGCCCACTTGAGCCGATCGAAGCGCAGCGTCTGGTACGCGCCACACAGGGGACAGGGCACGAAGTATTCCAGGCGGATGGTGGAGTTTTCGTAGAGCTGGGTGATCAGGCCCAGCCGGGTGGTGGGCGTGCTCAGGTTCACGATCAGCGAATTTTCATAGGTCGCCGTCCGCACCTCGGCCAGGCTGATGGGGTCGGCCTCTTTGCCCACCCAAGCCTTCATCTTGTCCACCTCATCGTTGATGACGATGCGGGCGGGGTGGCTGGCCAGGCTGCTGGCCGAGCCCGCCCAGCCCAGGCGGAGCACAAAGCCATTGAGCAGGCTGATCTCGCTGATCTTGCGGTCGCGCTTCTGCTGCGTGCCCAGCTCGCGCAGCACCGGCGTATCCTCGATCAGCGGCAGGATGCGCTGCTTCATGATCGAGCGCCCGGCCTTCTCATCCGGCAGCACCAGGAGCATGGGGTCCGGCTCCAGGTGGGCGAAAAACCCGATGACGTTTCGCAGCGCCTCGGAGGCCCCCAGCTGCGCCGCCTTCTTGATATTCAGTTTCTTGACCTGCGGCTTGGCACACAGGTCCATCACGCCCACCAGGCACGGGCTATTCGCGTTCCGCCACTCGCCCGGCCGGGAGGATTGCCGGCGGGAGAGCACGCGATAGCGCTCCGACCACTGGCTGACCGTGAGCTTCTCGGGCGGCTGCCATGCCGCCCGCTCGATCTCCGACCACTCCGACCACCCCGACCGCCGCGCCGTCTTCAAGCTGCCCGAGCGTTTGCGTTTCCTGGCCACATCGTTGAACGAATTGCCCGCCCCTATTCACCGCGAAGGCGCGAAGGCACTCCGGCTCACGGCCTTACCAACTCCAGCTTCGCCTGGTCCGTCTGCCCCGTCTCCCGCTCCGCCGCCGCGCCCCAGCTCTTGGCCAGGCGCACGTGCAGCGACTTTTCATCCGCGGCCAGCCTCTGGGCATCGGCGGCGGTGCGCAGGCTTCCGTACCAGACGTTGCTCTTCTTGAACTTCTGGCCCACCAGGCCCTCGATCAGGGCGATGACCTCATCCTGGTAGCGCACGTGCCGCACGTGCACAAAGCGAGTGTAGCGCCCGCAGTAGTCGGCCCGCACCCAGCAAAACCATTCCCCATCCAGGCCGATCGACAGCTCCAGCATCAGGTTATCGCTGTCGCCGTGCTCGATCGCCCCACCCAGGCCCAGCGTCCAGTGCTTGTTCGGGTCACGATCGACCGTCTCCCACTTGAACCCCAGCCCACGCAGCCAGTCCTCGCTGATCGCCAGGCGCTGGTAATCCGCATCCGCCGGCTCGATGAACTTCACCGGCTTGCCCAGGCCTTTCATGATCTCGATTTCACAGGCGATGCCGCGGCTGACCTGCCAGCCTGCCAGCTTCAGCACCCACAGCTCACAGGCGGCCAGCAGATGCGCCCGGTCGTACTGCTCCCAGTAATCCCATTCCGTGGGCAGTTGCCCGGCCAGGGCGATGGGGTGGCTGTGGGCGATGGGGCTGAAGATCAGGTTCCCCTGCGCCATCAGCCGCGCTGCCGCCCGGCAGACGATGCGGAATCGCTCCTCCCGCACCGCCGGGTCCTCGTGGCTGTACGGGCTGGCCAGGTAAATCAATCCCATCGCGATCTCCTTTCCCTCGGGGCACTTCGTCGCTTCGTGGCTTCGTCGCTCTTACGCGCGGGCGAACTCACCGCAGATCTTGAGCATCTCGCCGGTGAGCACCGCGGCGATCTCCGCCTCGGCCAGGCCCACCAGTTGGCTGGCCACCTGGGCCGGAACCATCATCATCCGGCTCTTCACCGCGCGGATGCGCTCGGTGCGTCCGCGTTCCACCTCCAGGCGGCTGACCAGTTCCTTATCCTTGATCAGGATCTCCTGGGCGGCCTTGAGGCCGCGGAACTTGGTGGCCGCCAGTTCCGCATCGGCGCTGTTCTTGCTGTCCAGCAGCTCGCGCTGCGTGATCCGCAGTTGCCGCTCCAGCTCCGCCGCATCCAGCGGCTCCCCGTCACCGCCTCGTTCCCCGGCGCCGGCCTCCGGGACAGGCCCAGCGGCCGCGACTTCGGGGGAAGGAGGCTCAACTCGGTCGCGGCGACTGTGCAGCCTCGCCGGCCTTCTGGGCGGCGTCGGCCGCGGCGGCGTCTTGCCCGGTTGTTTCCCGCCCTCGGGCGGCCCGGAGTCATCCCGGCCGGGCGTTGCCACCGCCGCGGCTGCCGGTGCAGGCGCGGGCGCGGGGGCCCGATGCGGCTGGATCCACTGGGCCACGAAGCGATCGATCGCCTCACGAACCAGCTCCTGGCCAGCGGCGATCGGCCACTTGGGATGGCGTTTCCACTTGCTCACCGCCGGCTTGGAGACGCCGTGCGCCCTGGCCACCGCCACCAGGTTTTCATAGACCTCCGCCATCAGCCTTCACCCATCCACTCGCCCGTCCTGCATTCACTCGCCCCGGCCAGCCAGCCCACGCCATGCGGGCATCTTTCAGCATCCGGTTAACCCGCCGGCCCTGCCGGCCGGAGTTAACTCCGGTTTGCCGCCCGGAAATTTCTCATCGCGCGAGCTAAGCCAAACCTCGGTCGGCCACCCCCTGTAAGGACCCGGACACAATGTCACTGCCATTTTGGCGGTGCCAACATGTCGCAAGTCATTATGTCGCATAAGGTTACAAATCATCCAAATTCATCCCGCCTTGGCTCACAGGAAGAAGCCGACGCCGCCCTCTGCTCATCAACAGTGATCGCACTTGTGGGTTGCGCCGAGCAGCACGGGCGAGCATTTCGGACACTCGCGACTGACGCATATTGAGTGCTTCGGCCACCGCGTGCTGCGTCGGCTCCACATATAGGTAACACGCTACACATCGCACCTGCCTTTCGGTCAGACCAATGGCCTTAGCGGTTAACGCGCTGCCCATTCGTAAGGTGTGCCCGTTTATCCGGATATTCATAGCGCACTCACCACGATTTCCTTGCGTGCCCTTGCTGTTCTGATCTTGGCCAGGCTGATCGCAGACGTTGATCCCTGGAGCATCGACCGGGCGGTTGGTGTCATAGAGGCGTAGCGGCAGGTGTCGCAATGCCCGCTGCTGCCGATCATGTACCTGGGTTCCAGATGCCCACATCCCCTACACGTCACCATCCCGTGCAACACACACCCATTCATGCACCTGAAGAAATAGACCCCCTTCACCTCCATCCAGACCTCAATCCTCCCGTCCCGCATTGCCGTATCGAGAATCGCAGCGTTCTCGATGGTGGCTTCCAGACTATGCCCAGGATGTTCACAAGGCGGTGGAAAAGCGGCCGCCCGATAAAGATGGGCCTCCACCCAGGGCAGTGATGGCATCCAGCGCAGCAGCTTTAACCTGGCCTGCTGGATGCGCTGCGCCCAGCACACATCCAATCCCACATCCTCGGGGGAGCGTGTGTCCAGTCCACCACGCAGGGGAGCCGCCTCCTTGCGCTTCTTGCCCATAGTCTTCATTCCATTTCTGGGAGCATCTCCTTACCCAGCTTCCCCTTGATCACCGGCAGCACCCGCGTGATCCACCAGAGCCCCAACCCGATCGCATCGTTCTCATCGTGCGACGCAACGCTGGCACCCATCACTGCCCGCACCAGCATCCGCGTCTCATCTTTGCTCTGATTCTTCTTCCAAATCCTCACGCTGGGCAGCCACACCCGACGCCTCGAGCCTGTGGTCATCTCGCACGTGGCGCCAACACACGCCCCAGCGGCAGACCCGTAGACGATCAGGTCGCCGGGGTTTCGCCGCTTGCCGTTCCCCCCCATCCGCTGCTCGCGGTCTGGCATCTCGATCACCACATCGCTCACGTGGTGCTCCCAGATCAGGAACCGCACCAACTCCGCGAGCTGCAGTAGCCTGTGGCCCTCTTTGCGGCTGGGGCGCCAGTGGCCACTGTCCCGCAATTCCGGCCGCTCTGGGAAGTCGGCCAGGATCGCCCATCCAGTGCAGGTGATCGAGGGATCGATCGCCAGCACGCTGTGCACGCCTCCAGCACAGTCGCACCATGAGCAGATCGCCGGCCGCAAGCTGACCCACTCGCAGCCGCCTGGGCAGGCCTGCCCTTCAGTGCAGCCACAGATCGAGCATGCGCGGGGCTGATCAGGCATGGACCACCTCCTGTCGGAGCGACAGCCACGCCGCAAATCCGCCATGGGCCCGCCGATTGGGACACATGGTCAGCCTCGAGGCGTAGGCATCGCCAGCCTGCTGGCGACGTTCCTGGATGAACTCAGACCAGGCTGACTCCAGGTCCTGATCGGAAAGCTCGCCGACCAGGGCCAGATTGTGCTGCCTGCGCTTCTCTGCCTCGCTGCGATCGGCCGCGTTCCTTCGCCGACCTTCGAGGTATTCAGCCACTGAGTCGGATTTCTTCGGGATGACCGCGTTGAGCAGTTGCGGGAGATCGAGGAATTTGTTGGTAGCGGCGTGATCGCGGATTTGCCTACGGATCCTCTCGATCTCCCCAGCCCTATCTGGCAGCGCGGTAACCTTCTCGATGAATGTTGCGGCCATGCCGGCGGTCGTCATGGGCAACGTTTCCCGAAGATACTCCCCAAGCTCTTTGGCGTCCTTGATGTTCATCGCAGTGCCTCCTCGATTTCCTCGCGCATCCGTATTTTTCTCGCCTCTCTCGCAGAGAGAGTTAATTGGGTTTTCTTCTTATGGGTATTCTTAGAGTGCGCGCCGTGCACCACATCTGGTGCATGCTGTGCACTAGGCTGGTGCGCGCCGTGCACCACTCCTGGTGCATCTGGTGCACTAGCAGGGACACAATGGCACAGGTCGTTCACGAGGTATCTGTTAGATCCCCGTCCGGGTCCACCGATGGTCTCGATGGTGAGGTATTTCGACCCGCACTTTTCACAGCCGCGCGTGGTTAATGCCTTAATGCCATTGATCACGGCATGGCGCGATAGCCCTGTCTCTTTTTGGAGCAGGGAGATCGACGGAAATGCCAGGCCGCGGTCATCCGCGTGCCGGTTGAGTGCGCAGCGCACCGCCCAGGCGTTCACGCCCATCCTCGCCACGTGCCCATCGTCAAAAGCGGCGTTAGACTCCCAGAACCAATTACGCCGCCGCCCATCTCGCAGCGCATCCATGCGTTATCCTCGGTCTGCAGCCTGCGGAATCCGCGAACCAGCCCCGATCACGTGAGGGTTCAGTGGCGTCGACGTCCCAAGCGAGTGCCTCGGCCTCGCCTCGCCCGTGTCGGCCTGGTCGACCAGGCGGAAGTGATGCGACTTGACCGCAAACCACCCATCTGGACCTGGCACCTTAGCCCGCTGGTAGAATAGCGTGGCAACGCAGCCCGCCAGCTCCGCAGCCTCTTGGGCTGTGAGCTTGTGCCCAGGGCTCTCCTGGCTCTCATAGGCGCCACTGCTTTCGATGGCTTCTTGGTCATAGCGAGTCTCCTTTGAATTAACTCCGCTCATCCGCGGGCCTCCGGCTTGCGCCAGCCGACTCCGGCCAGGCGGAAATAGGTCTCCTCATCGGGCACGGGAACAATCATGGGATTCAGGTCCGGCTGCCGGCACGTCGGGCAGATCGCGGCCGGGCCCTCGCCGTTGCGCTGGCGATAGAGCGTCTTGTTGCCCTGGCATCGCTCGCCCAGCTCCTCGACGCTGGCGTGATCTGGATCCGCTCCCCGCCAGCCGCAGCGGCATAGCCAGTCCCGCTTGTTGCGGACGTAGCCGCCAGCCTGCATGTAGCCCTCCCGCTGGAGCGCTG